ACCTCGGTTTACAGGAAACGGTAAACAAGGCTGGTAACGCCGTTCAGCGTTCCGGCGATAAAATGACCGGAGAACTGAAAATTGGCACGGTGAATGCGCTGCGAATTTTCAATGATGCCTTCGGTCTTATTTTCCGTCGTTCAGAAGATTTTCTTCATTTCATTCCGACGGCTGAAGGACAAGGCGAAAACGGTGATATCGGCCCATTAAGGCCATTCGCTATAAATCTGAGAACAGGTGCTATATCTGTCAGCCACGGGGCCAAAATTGATGGTGGGCTGGCGCTTGGTACAGATAACGCACTGGGCGGTAATTCCATTACTCTCGGAGATAACGACACTGGTATTAAACAGGGCGGCGACGGTGTCCTTTTATTCTATTCAAATGGACAACTGGCATTTGGGCTTCAACCCGCATCTGCTGATTTTTATAAGCGGGTTGCATATATTCATCAGGGAATAATTCCTGATGGAAGTGGCGCATTTGCAGACCAGTTGAATAATGCCACCGCGCCTTTTGTTCAGACGCAGTTTGCCTGGAATCCCACTCCTGGTGGTCTTTACGTGCCGATAGTTAAGGGCTTGTCCATTCGCAATGGACAGGGCTATCCCGGCGCGGTCAGCTTTGGGTATTTACTGACAGAACAGTATGGATTTCCGGTTCCATGTATTCATATGCGTGGCGATGGCGGTAATGATGCTTTATGGCAGTTTAACCCGAACGATAAATCCTTTATTTCACCGGGTGCTCTTATTGCGGGTGGCGTCCGTTATAACACCGATGGAAATATATTTGGTGGGTGCTGGGGGTCAAACTTAAATGATTACCTGAATAGTTCTTTTATCAGAAATGTGCGTCTGGGAGGCAGACGTTCTGACACATTATATCGCGGAGGACTTTGCGAACCAGGTAATGGTCATGTGACAACAGGATTGCAAATTATTGGTGAGGTTGATGGAGATGACTGGATGGTGTCACGACCACTACAAAAATACATTTCTGGTAACTGGTATAACGTTGAACAGGCATAGCCATCAGGAGAATATATGCAACATCTGAAAAATATTACCGCCGGAAACCCCAAAACCATTGAGCAGTATCAGCTTACGAAAAAAGCTGGCGTTATCTGGCTATATACAGAAGACGGTAAAAACTGGTATGACGAATTAAAAAACTTTCAGGATGATACTTTAAAAATAGCTTATGACCAGAAGGGGATTATTCGTTGTATTGAGAAAGACGTATCAACACTTAACCCTGACGGGTTAAGTGTTGTTGAGTTACCGAATATAACAGCCAACCGTCGCGCCGATATCTCGGGAAACTGGAAGTTTCTGGATGGTAAAGTAGTAAAGCGGGAATATACAAAACAGGAACTGCAACAGCAGGCAGAGTTACAAAAAGCCGCTTTGCTTTCCGAAGCGGAGTCTGTGATTCAACCGCTGGAACGTGCTGTCAGACTGAATATGGCAACTGATGAGGAACGCACACGACTGGAATCATGGGAACGCTACAGCGTTATGGTCAGCCGTGTGGATACTGCAAAGCCTGAATGGCCACAGAAACCAGAATAACAACAAATTAAGGCCCGTACGGGCCTTTTCTTATTCTGGTGGTTCCGGGAATGTTACAGGAAGAACCGAGGTATCAGTTGTCTCAACCTGTTGCACGTATCGCATCCAGTTCATCAGTTGCTGTCTGTCTGAATCAGTGATAATCCCCAAAGTAAGCTGTGTTTGCCAGAACTGCGTTTTTTCTCTGGCCTGCTGTAATAATATTTTTTTCTGGTTTTCCGTCTGTAGGCGCAACTCTTCTTCGGTATATACACGTTTAATGACTGCGCCATCTTTAAACATCCATTTACCTGAGTCGTCAGCACGCCGGTTGGCGGTAATATCAGGAATCTCAACGACGCTATAACCTTCAGGGTTAAGTGTGGAGGCATCTTTGGTTATGGCAACAATAATATTATTTTCATCGTAAACAATCTTTATGGTGTCTGGCTGAAAGTTTTTCACTTCCTCATACCAGTTTTTTCCGTCCTCAGAGTAAAGCCAGATAACTCCGTGTTTCTTTGTTAACTCATACTGTTCCAGTGTTTTAGCATTACCCGCTTTTATGTTCTTTAAGTGCATCATATTAAACGCTCGCTACATTATACCAGGTGCCATTTATATACTTTTGAACGGGTCTGTAATAAACACCCGCTATATTATCGGCAGAGTTAGACCCTGTATCCTGAACATTAATACCAGACAATACATGACCTGAAGGGCACTGGAAATTCCATGTTTGCCAGTTGTTCACTCCATAATATTGCTGTGAACCAAGTCGAACATCTTTCACATAACGGGAATCAAAGTTACCGTAATCCGAGGGGTTAACACGCCCTGTAATATTTATGGTTTTATTACTTTGAATGCTTCCGGAGACAAAGCGCATAACATGGACGTTATTAGCATAAACATCCAGATTACCATCGCCATTTTGTTTAAAGCCCGTGTCATTATCACCCAATACAATCGAATTACCGCCAAGAGCACTGGATGTTCCGATACCCAGTGCACCATTCAGTTGACCACCAGATAACGGCAGTGCACCAACATCTCCTGCTGAAGGTTTTCTGGTGGTGGTGTAAAATTCGGACCAGTCGGCTTCAAAACCATAACCATCACGGGCTGAACGATAAAAAATACCGCCATTTTTATAATTAATCCGAAACTGAGCTGCAGGACAACTTCCTTCTCCCATATAAAAATGAATAATTAACGTTGATGCACCACTAATAGTTGCGTTATAGGCTCCGCTACTCCAGTTCCATCCAACTGCTTTATCATTCGCAACGGTGCTTCCTGTTTTCCCTAAGGCAAACGCACCAACATGACTTGCTTTTAATGTGATATCGGAGGAACCATCAAAAGCCACATTGCTTATTTTCCTGGCAGTTTTTAATTTTGCAGCTGTAGAAGCATTGCCGGATAGTTCACCAGAAAGGCCACCGCTGAATGTTTGTCGATTAGTCCAGGTATTCGCTGTACTGAGTAACGGTATTTTCTCCCCGCTTGTGCCGAGTTCTCGTAAACCGAGGTATTCGATAACGGCAGCAACGGTCGATTTCGCAAGAATATCCCGCCCGACTTTTGTCAGGGTTGCCAGGCTGGCGACATCATTCCCCGTAAAATACGGAAACTTGCCTGCCGCAGTAGTAAGTCCGGCCAGCGCCGTCAGGGTGGCATCTTTCGGTTGCTTACCCGCAAGCGCGTTAGTCATGGTGGTCGCAAAATTCGGGTCGTTGCCCAGCGCCGCAGCCAGCTCGTTCAGCGTGTTCAGTGCATCAGGTGACGAATCTACAAGGGCGGCAATCGCAGCCATAACGAAAGCCGTGCTTGCGATTTGGGTATTATTCGTTCCCTGTCGCGCAGTTGGTGTTGTTGGCGTTCCGGTCAGTGCAGGACTATTTAAGGGCGCTTTCTTGTTCGTTTCATCCATTACCGCCTTAACAGCTTTCGATGTCGCGGCCAGTGTTTCAGACGTGCTGTTGGTGGCACTACTGAGCTGGACTATCCCTTTTTGTGCCGTCGTGGCGTCCTGAGCGGTATATTTTGCGTTAGCAAGGTCATACGCGGCCTTTACTGCTTTCGGCGTTGCAGCCTGCGTTTCAGACGTGCTGTTGGTGGCGCTACTGAGCTGGACAAGGCCTTTTCGCGTCGTGCTGGCATCCTGCGCAGTATATTTACCGTTAGCAAGGTCATACGCGGCCTTTACTGCTTTCGGCGTTGCAGCCTGCGTTTCAGACACGCTGTTAGTGGCGCTACTGAGTTGAACAAAGCCTTTTGCGGTCAGCGAGGCGTCCGGGTGACGTCGTGACTGTTCATGCTCTTTCAGTTTGTCATCCACGTAATCCACTGTGGCCATCACCATGGTGTTATCCACGGTAAGCACCACGGTGGCAGTGCTGGATACGGTCAGAATGGTGCGAAATGTTTGTGCACGACCGGACCCTTCGGCAACGGCTGGCTTGTAACTTTCGGCAGTATTGCCCACCGCGATTAAATCGCCGTGCTCATCAAATACACCAATTTCCCGGATCCAGAATCCGCCCGTTTCAGGAGGAATAACCAGCTCCGCAATAATGCGGTTCTGATGTGTTGCGTCCAGGATGACGCGATTAACAGTATGTCGCCACACCTCATGCACCAGACGGGTCTGCTTACTGTCTGGTGTGGGCAACGTGCCGCCACCGTCGCCCACGGCCATATGAGTCAGGCGGACAGGCTTACCATCTGGCGCGGCTGCCTGAGCTAATTTTTTGGCACCCGTATCGGTGATAACGGTTTTAAATTTACGTGTTGTGGTACTCATGCTTAATCGTCCGGATAAATGGTAATGACTTCGCCGTCGTAAGTTGCTGCCGCCGCGAAAATATCTCCCTGAATCTCCTGAATGATATTCAGCCCTGTCATGTGGCGGCTGACCGGGCGGGCATCAGCAATCAACCGCTCCATTTCCAGATACATTTCCTCCGTCACGCCACTGTCCAGCGTGCCGACTTCAACGGTAAATGTTCCCGGTTCTCCGCCGAACTCCCACCACTCAGACACGCGAATGAGGTATCCCAGCGGCTCAATGGCCCGGCGCAGTGCGCTGATGGTCCCTTTGTGTCGGTGTATCAGCCATGCATCACGAATCACCTGTCGCTTTGTCTCTTCCGGCCAGTTGCGATCCCAGCGGTCAACGGAAAATGCCCAGGCGAGATAAGGCAGCAGATGCACCGGGCAGGTGTCCGGTGACCACAGCGTGTTGAGGTCTACCGGGATGTCTGTAATGCGCGCTCCGACAGCTTCGGCGCAACGCATGAAATTGCTGGCTGATGGCGGTAACAGTGAATTACTCATTACGCCCACCTTCGCTGATGGTGAATGACTCACAGCGCGCCGCCTGTATGTCGCTGATGGCCATATTCTGTGTGGGTTCGATTATCTCCACGCGTTGCACGCCGTGCACATGAAGTGCGGCAGCAATGGCTGACAACGCCACGTCCTGACCAATAAGCCCCTGCTCAGCCAGCCACTTCCTGAACGACGATTCAGCCGCAGCCAGAATAGGTTCGGATTCCGGGCCGGGGTAAAAGTACAGTTTTGCATTCAGCCGCCATGTCACGATGCTGGCGCTCTGTACGGTCAGTCGGTCGGCCACCGGGCGGGTATCCTCTGCATTCAGAACGGCGCGAACGGTATTAAGCAACGCCTCCGTTGCTGTGCCGTCGCCTTCAGTGGACAGAATGGAAACCGTCACACAGGCCGGAGACGGGCTGATGGCCCGCGCATCACGCACCAGACCGCTGGCGCTGCGTGCAAAATACTCGTATGCACCTGACGGGCCAGCAACACTCAGGCCGTCATACGCCCGCTGCGCCCGCAGTCTCAGCGAGGTGTCGCTCTCCATCACCGCGTCGGTGGTATCCGTTGCCGGAGTGATAACCAGGCGCTTTGTGTTCATATTGCCCGCGAGGTTGTCCAGGTTTGTCCCTGAACCGTGGCTTAACATGCAGGCGCGTGCGCCCTCGTTAACCCGCTGGCGTAACAGCATTTCACGAAACGACATGGTTTGAGCGATAACGTTCAGGGGTTCTGATTCCAGCTCCAGCGCGGCGGAGACGGCTTCACGCTGTTCGGCAGGATAGGACGCAATCATCATGGCCTTTGTGTCAGCCAGAATTGCCTCAAAATCAGGCTCCGCGATGATGGCGGGTTCCGGTAACTGGGAAAGATCAACAGCAGGCATGATTTACTCTCTCAGCGTGATGGTTAATTCAACATTCTGCATGGTCTGCATGACAGTGCCCGACAGCGTCACCCCGGCGCGGCCTCCTGCCTTCCAGACAACGTCGATGGCGTCCAGGGCAATGCGGGGTTCCCATCGTGTCAGCGCAATCACGGCAGCACTCATGCATTGCAGACGCGTGGTGTTATTCATGGGTTCGTCAATCAAATCAGGCACAAGGCTGCCATATTCCCGTCGCATAACCCGGCTTGCCAGCGGGGTGATCAGGATGTCCCTGACTGACTGTTTCAGGTGCTCCATATCGTTCAGGTTTCCCGTCCCGTCCGGGTTCATTCCTGTGTAGCGGGTTGTCACTGCGGGCCTCCTGTCGAATCGCTGCCACCTTTAACGCCACCGTGCTTATGCGTATGCACGGTAATGCCGTTTGAGGTGAAATTGCCGCCGCTGTGCGTGATATTGCCGCTCATCTTTCCCTCTTTTGTGACGTCAAGCGTCGCCGTTCTCAGAAGGTTTGTGCATTCCACGACGGGCGTATCCAGTGTCACGCTGACGGATGCCTGCAGGGTGGCTGTTTTCATGCCGCTGGCGCTCAGTGCGCCAGCGTCTGCGTCGTAGCGGAACACCGCGCCATCCGGCGCGCTGACCACGATTTCTTTCAGGCTTTTGCCGGGGGCCGGACTGGCATCACTCCACAGGCTGCCAATTATCATGGCGGTTTCCGGGTTGCCGCCAATGCAGGCAATTACCACCTGTTCGCCTGGTGATGGCGGCAGCCACACATTGAAGGCTCCCGCGCGCGTGGTGTTCCAGCGCAACCAGCCTGTTTCCAGTTCGCCGCTGCGAACGCGCACGCGCCAGGACTTCTCATCAACTTCAGAGATGATCCCGGTGCGGATGATGTTGCTCAGCAGTCGCATGAGTTCTGCGCTCACCGTACAGCCTCCGCAATCCGGCCCAGCACCGTGTTATAAATCAGGCGCTCATCTGCCTGGCTGATACCCAACAGCTCACGTACCGGGTAATCGGTGAAAATGCCCGGCGCAACCTGATCGCGCTCACCGAACTGATGAACGCGTGCAATACGTGCGGCCACGCCGCTGTAACCCACCGTCACACCGGAGGCATCTGCACGGGCTTTCAGGTAGCGGGCGGTGCGCAGTTTTACGAACATGGGGACGCGCTTTGTGCTGTCCTGGTTGATGCGCCGGGTGCGTATTTCCAGAAAACGGTCGATGTCATCCCGGTAAAACGTGCGGATATTGTTTTTATCCTCATCCCACCCGGTAATGGTTCGCCCGTATTTCCCTGTGTCGTGATGCCAGTTTTTCAGCGTGCGTGCTTCGTTATTCCAGATAAAGCGAATGCGCTCCTGTATCCGGGTTACGCGGCGTCTGCGTGGTGTCCATTCGGTCCCGTCCGGCGCTTTTTGTGACCGGATACGTGCCTGCTGGGCGCGACGTAAATCCTGTGCCAGCTTTCTGGCGATGTTATTGATGGCCTGCTGATTCAGGCTGTCGCGGATAGCCTCAAAGGTTTCATCCACGCGGGTGAATGCCTTATCCATCGCTTTCACCCCACGTCACATCCTGGAATACATGCGACCAGTCGCCTTCGGAAGAAGGCAGACGGGGTTTTGGCTCCGGCAGGTGTTCTGCCTGCGGTGTGCCCTGACTGTTGCGCGTGATGCGAACGCGTTCCCGCAGGGGGAGCGTAAACAGGAGATCGGCGCTGTCATCGTCATTGATAACGGCAGAAAATTTGATGTCCTGATTACGCTCCGGATTGAGCAACAACTGTGGCTGATTTTCGGATAACCACGCCAGCAGCGGCAGCGTGAGGTCGTCCAGCTCTCCGGCGTAATCCATGACAAACATCACCATCTGATAGCGGTAAACAAACGAGGGCGCTTCTCCGGTCGTTTCAATGTTGCCGCTCTCCACGAAAATGGTGAATTTCTCGGGATTAGCCTGGCACCACCGACACCCATGAAGCATGGACTCTCGCAGACTGTTTGTCTTAAGCATCTGTTTTGCTCTCCTGCTCTTCCTTATGCTGCGGGATTATTGATTTCCAGCACCAGGCTGCCGATATCGACGCCGTACGCGGCATTTTTAGTGATATCAGTTAACGTCAGCGCATTCAGCCCCAGTGTCAGACTGTCTTTTATGACCTGGAATGCCGGGCCAGCCACTCCATTCAGTT